CTAATTTTAAATCTAACTTTTTAAAATACACTTTATTTAGAATTCTGTTTAATCATTAATTCTAGAATCCTATCTAGTTTTTGATGGACTATATCCATTTCACGAATAAAGTCTTGTTTCAAAACATAACCTCGCACCATGTCGTCCTCCACACGATTGATTTCATCTTGCAACTTATTAAATCTTCTTTGAATTTTATCATTGAATCCATTTAAAGATTTTATAACACCAGTGAAAGCTGCTAATCCACTGGTCACGGCAATGGCAATAACTTCTGGGTCCATTAAATCTTTTGCTCTCTTTATCTATATTCTAAAGGATTTAACAACTTAGAATAACTATATATCAAGTTCGAATTAAATGGCACAAGGAGAACCAAATGTAGAAGGTGCAATAAAAGTACTGATAGATCTATTAACTGCTAATGGATTTACCATGACTCGTTCACCATATGCAAATAATTTTCGTGGGTTAGTGGATGCATTACTGGATTTGAAAGAAGGTTTTCCTACTTTTGCTCCATTGCAGGTTGGGTTTAATGCTACTGCATTTCAGGATGTAACTGATGGAGATGCTTTATTTATGCGTACTTCCGATGGTCAGGTAGGAAAAGCAAGTGCAGCTAATGGAACATTAGAAAATGCCACAGTTGTGGGTTTTGCTAATTCGACTGTCAGTGCAAACAGCACTGTAAAAGTCGTTGTCATAGGTCTTAAAACTTTAAGTTCTTTAAATCCGGGGGATCTATTCTTCTTATCTGATTCAACCGCTGGAGCTATTACTACAACTCCACCTTCAGGTGCAGGGAAAGCTGTTACCCGTGTAGGAGAGGCTTCCACTGCTACTGATTTTGCAATTCATATTGAGCCTCCAGTTCTTTTAAGATAATGGCTGATGTAAAAGATCTACAACCTTATGCAGCTAACATAGCGGGTCTAGTTGCAATATTGGAAGACTTCAGGCAGACAATGCCTAATCCCATTGTATTTAAAGTGGTAGGGTATCAGGCTGAAGCATTTGAGAATATTGCACAGGGAGATGCAGTATACTCCAGAGCTTCTGATGGCAAGGTAGGTAAAGCTGTTGCAAATGCTACTGCAGATGAAGCAACTGTTGCTGGATTTGCAGAAACTACAAAGAGTGCAGGTCAATCTGTACGTGTAATAGTTTCCGGACAAGTTCCTTCAGGACAAACATTAGATGCCGGGGATCTTTTCTTTTTATCAGGTTCAAGTGCAGGCTCAATTACCAAAACACCTCCAACAACTGCTGGACAATTCTTAACTTTTGTAGGTGAAGCTGCAAATAGCAGCGAATTAATTGTACGAATAAAGCGTCCTATTCGTCTTGGCTAAAATTGTTAAAGATAAAATAGAAGAATAATAAAAGTTTTTTATCAGATAAGAAACTAACAGTAGTAATTAAAAGATGGCAACTCGTAAGGCGATTACGCTGGTAAGTGGTTTATTCCAGGAAGTAAACACTCCTACGGATAAATTAGACTTCGCTGGTAACACTACAGCTGATCTTGGAGAGAATACAAATTTATATTATACGGATTCAAGATCAAGAGCAGCTATTTCTGTCACCGATTCAGGAGGAGATGGAAGTCTTGCATATAATAATTCCACAGGAGTAATCACATATACAGGTCCCTCAGCAAGTGAGGCTAGAGCTCATCTTAGTGTCGCTGGTGGTTCTGGATTAACTTATAACTCTGGAACAGGAGAGTTTGGAACCAGTGCAATACCTAATGGACAGTTAGCTAACTCATCTATAACGATTGGAGGCACTAATGTTTCTTTAGGAGCTACACAAGGTACTTTTACAGGATTAACTTCACTAGCATCCACCACTTTGATTTCTGGTGTGGCCGATGCAGCAAATTCAATAGCTATAGCTAGTGGAAATATTACATTTGAAGGTTCAACTGCAGATGCGAATGAACTTATATTGACTGCTGCAGATGCAACAGGCGGAGATAAAACTCTTACTTTACCAAATGAAACAGGAACTATATTATCAACTGCTTCATCAATTGCTAACAGTAATCTAGCTAACTCATCTATAACGATTGGAAGTACAAATGTTGCTTTGGGAGTTACTCAAGGTACTTTCGTAGGTTTGACTTCTTTAGCTTCTACTACTTTAATATCAGGCACAGCTGATGGTGCTAACTCTATAACATTAGCTAGTGGAAATATTACATTTGAAGGATCTACAGCTGATGCCAGTGAGATAATACTTACAGCAGCCGATGCTTCCGGTTCAGATAAGACAATAACTTTACCCAATGCGACGGGAACAATTGCATTGTTAAACACACTAAGTGTTGCTTCTGGATCTGGTCTAACTTACAATTCGGGTACAGGAGAATTTAGTACTAATGCTATCCCTAACTCACAGCTGGCTAATAGTTCTTTTACTCTTGGTAGCACTGGCATTACCTTGGGCGGTAGTTTTACGACGCTTGCTGGTCTATCTTCTATAACTTCCAGTGCTGTTATAACAGATGACAATGGATTTAGAGTAAGAGACAATTCAGATAATACAAAACAATTAGCTTTTGAATGTTCAGGAATATCTGGTAGCACAACTAGAACATTAACTATTCCAGATGCAAATGGAACAATAGCAACACAAGCATATGTTAATGCCCAGATTACTGCTGAGGATTTAGATGTACAAACTGATTCAGGTAACTTTGATGTTGATTTAGATTCAGAACCATTAATACTTACTGGTGGTACAGGAATAGATACAAGTGGATCAGGAACTACAGCTACTTTTGCTATTGATTCAACTGTTACAACTCTTACTGGATCTCAGACTTTAACTAATAAGACTTTAACTAGTGCAGTATTGAACGGATCTATATCAGGTACTTCTATAAAAGACGAAGATAATATGGCTAGTGATTCAGCTAGTCATTTAGCTACTCAGCAATCGATTAAAGCATATGTAGATACTCAACTTACTGCAGAAGATTTAGATGTACAGACTGATTCTGGTAATTTTGATGTTGATTTAGATTCGGAAGCACTGATAATTTCAGGTGGTACAGGAATAGATACGAGTGGATCAGGAACTACAGCTACAGTTGCAATAGATAGCACAGTAACAACTCTTACTGGATCTCAGACTTTAACTAATAAAAGTCTGACTGCACCAGTGTTAACAGGGTCTTCTAGCTCGGCTGGAAGCATTGTTTTTAAAGAGGACACAGATAATGGAACTAACTCTGCAACTCTTAAAGGACCAGCTGCAACTACTGATGTAACTCTTACCCTGCCAGCTACGGATGGCACGGTGAGCACCGAAAGTTTTGCCACCGCAATAGCAGTGGCTTTAGGATAGTATTATGGCAACCCAAGTACAATTTAGAAGAGGAACAACGGGTCAACATTCTGCTTTTACAGGAGCAGTTGGCGAAGTAACTGTAGATACTGAAAAACGAACTGTCTGTATTCACGATGCAACACAAGCTGGAGGGTTCCCTTTATTAAAGGAGGATGCAAGTAATTCTAGTCTTGCATTAGGTTCATTATCTAGCTGTGCATTAAAATTTGCAGGAGATCCAGATACAGGAATTATGAGTCCAGGTAGTAATCAGTTGACACTTGTAACTGGTGGATTTGCAAGGCTTACAATAGATTCATCTGGTGCGGTTACACTTCCAAATAATGGTGATCTAACTATCTCAGGAAGCTTGAATGTTACTGGGACATTTAATTCACCTGATCAACTCGCTCTCATACTAGCTTTAGGATAATATGGCAAACACCTTTAAAATAGATACAAAATCTTCAGTCAGTAATGCTGGAACTGGTGACTCAGGAACTAATGTTGTTACTGCAGGAGGTTCAGCAACATTAGTATTATTAAGCTGTTTGATTTCTAATAAGACTGGTACTAGTGCTAACGTAGATGTCTTTCTAGTTACTAACTCAGGAGATGATGTATTTCTAATTAAAAATGCACCTGTGCCTGCAGGATCTTCTTTAGAAATAATAGCTGGATCAAAAATAATAATGGAATCTAATGATGTCTTACGAATAAATGCAGGGACGGCAAGTGCATTGGATGCTGCTGTAAGTTATCTAGAACAGACATAAAATGGCTTTAACAAGTAACAGTGATCTTACAACTTTACTAGCTGAATTTAAAATACTTAAAGCTGAAGTTGCTTCTTTAGATGAAAAAATAAATGAATATAAAGTATTGGAATTAGAAGATGATACTTGGGAAAATGTGAGAAAAAAGAGAGATTATTTATTAAAGTCTACTGATTGGACTGTAACACCTGGATCTACCGTTGATCAGGCTCAATGGTCTGCATACAGGCAGAATCTCAGAGATTTACCTCAGACTTATAAAGACAAAACATCTGATAGTGTTACTTGGCCTGTGCAACCGTCTACGGATGGTCCTAATACTTAAGAGTTTCAAAGATTACTGACCTTAAAATAATAGGAGAAAAAGAATATAGCAGTTAATTATCTATGGCTTATATAGGAAATGACTTAAGAAGTAATGAAGATTACAAGATCATAGATGATATATCTAGTGGTTTTAATGGCAGTGCTACTTCATTTGCTCTACAAGTCGGAGGAGCAACACCGGTTCCTTTTCCAAAGTTTGAACAGCAGTTATTAATATCAGTCAACGGAGTTATTCAGGAACCAGATCCCACAGGATCTGCTGGATTTAAATTAACAGGAACAAATATTGTATTCAGTTCTGCTCCTACAAATGGACATTCCTTCTTTGGTGTTATTTATGCAGGTGCAGATTATGTGAATGCCGGAGGAACTTTCCCGGATGGATCAATTAATTTTCCATCTATTACATTTGGTGCGGACACTGACAGTGGTTTTACACGGGTAGGTTCTGGAACTATAGCACTCATATCTAACGGTACAAAAGTAGCTCAGTTTCCCACAGGACAAGGTACTAATGGACAAGCTTTAATTGGAAATGGATCAGGCAATCTTTCCTATAGCAATAGCTCTGCGTTAGATTTTACATTTAATAGTGTAACTGTTGGTAAAGGAGCAAACTCTGTTGCTGGCAACA